CGTTGGCAACACCGTGCAGGGCATCTCTTTGCACAACAGCGGACGCATTGCCGTTTCGTCTGATGGCAACACGACGGCCTATCTGAACCGCAAAACTAGCGATGGCGATATTATAGACTTTCGCAAAGACGGCACCGCGGTCGGGTCGATTGGCACTGGAAATGGCTTGTTTGTTTCTGCTTCAAGTAAAACTGGTATTAGATTTCCAACAGGCCATTGGAGGCCAATGAATAACGGTTCTGATAGCGACAATGCGATAGATTTAGGTTCCGCAAGTTATCGTTTTGACGACATCTTCGCAACCAACGGCACCATTCAGACATCCGACGCAAACGAAAAGCAGGACATCGAAGCCCTGTCAGACGCAGAGCAGCGTGTGGCTGTAGCGGCTAAGGGTCTGCTTCGCAAGTACCGCTGGAAATCATCTGTTGCCGAAAAGGGTGACGAAGCTCGCATCCACTTCGGCATCATAGCGCAAGACCTGAAATCTGCATTTGAGGCAGAGGGTCTGGACGCTGGCCGTTACGCAATGTTCATCAACAGCGAATGGACAGACGAGGAAACAGGTGAGCAGCGCAGCCGGATGGGTGTGCGGTACAATCAACTCTTGGCATTTATCATTGCCGCCATTTGACACGCAGGAGAATAAACCAATGGCAAATGCATATACTTGGAACTTCACATTCGATGTCTGCAATGCGCCTGAAAACGGCCACGACGACTGCATCAAGACTATCCACTGGCGCGTCACCGCCGTCAGCGACTCCGAGACAAACGATGAGGGCCAGCCGCTGTCCGTGTCAGCCTACGGCACCGCTGGCATCGACACGCCGGAAGCCGGTGACCCTGACTATGTGGCGTTCGATGACATCACGAAAGACTGGGCCAAAGCCAAGACGCTTGAGTCACTCGGCAAGGCCGAGGACGAGATGCAGACGCTGCTCGATGACCAGATGACCGCACTGGCTAACCCGCCGATGCGTCAGGCCGTGCCGGCTGGTTGGTAATGTCAAAGCCTACCGCCGCATCTGTACAGGCCCAGATCGACACGCATGAGGCAGTATGCGCTGAGCGGTGGAAAGAGACCATCCTGCGTATCAAGCGCATTGAGACGATCATGATCGGCACAGCCGGCACTACAATTGTTCTGCTCGTAGGCGTTTTGCTGGGGCAGTGATCCACGCATTTTTGCTGTTCGTATTCCTCGACGGCAAACTTGTTAGCAACGATCTGTATTTCTACAACGTCGATGACTGCACCTACTTTGCTCGTGCGCTTCACAAGCAAGCAGGGCAGATCACCGCTTACTGCCTTCCAAAGCAAATCAACCCCGACAAAGTGAAGGTCTACTGAATGGACCCGATATCAGCAATGGCAACCGCCTCGGCGGCTTTTTCTGCGTTGAAGAAAGGGTTTGCCATAGGCCGCGACTTGGAGTCGATGGCAAGTGATCTGTCACGCTGGATGGGTGCGCTGTCTGACTTAGATCAGGCAGAAAAGGAAGCGAAAAATCCGCCCATCTTCAAGAAGCTGTTTGCCGGGTCAAGTGTTGAGCAGGAAGCTGCAAATGTGTGGGCCGCCAAACGAAAAGCAACCGCGCAAAGAGACGAGTTACGTCAGTGGGTGCAGCTAACTCTCGGTCAGAAAGCTTGGACCGATTTGGTGGCCGAAGAGGGGCGCATCCGTAAGAGACGCCAAGAGACGCTTTACCGGCAGCGTGAGCGCAGGCGCAAGTTTGTCGAGATTGTGGCGTGGACGATAATGATCGGTGCTGGCTTGGCCGTACTGACAGCTTTTGTGCTGTTGCTCAAATCACATTCTGCGCGTGCCGGTGATCCAGAGTATGTCACCTGTCGGCTTGTTGGTTGCGAGGTGATCGACAAAGAGCGGATCTGCATTTATCGCGGGCCAAACTTCACGCAAGACGTGCTGCATCTGCGTCAAGGCGAGTGGTATCCGACCGAGTTTCAATGCAAATACAAACCGAATGTTGAGCGCCCGCCAACGGTGCGCGAGGTGCTAAAAGCGATTAAGGAGAAAATGTCTTGAGCGATAGCTTTCTGGACCGGCTTGCTGAACAGCTTGCCGAGCATGAGGACGTGCGCCTGCAAGTCTATGATGATGCTACGGGGCGTCCTGTCGAGCCTGGTGATACGTTGCAAGGCCATCCGACCATAGGCGTAGGCCGCAAGCTTGATGACGATCGTGGTGTGAGCCACGAGGAAGCCATGATGCTACTCAAGAACGATCTGGTGTGGGTTGCAGACAAAGCGCAGACATACGGCTTCTGGCACAAGCTTGACCCAGCGCGGCAGATGGTTGTGATGAACATGATCTTCAACATGGGCAACCGCTTCGATGCTTTCAAAAAGATGCACGCCGCGATGGACGCCGGAGATTATGCCGAGGCGGCGGTTCAGATGCTTGATTCCAGATGGGCAGCGCAAGTGAAGGGCAGGGCCAATATGCTGGCCGACCAGATGCGTGAAGGGGTGGTGAGATGACGGTTGAAGATGTTGCACGCAAGATGTTGGAATTGCGTATTTTACCGCGATTTATGATGCTGATTATGACAGGCGTATATGTGCGTTGCATCGAATGGGCACTGTCCCAGCCGGATCTGTCAACGCAGCAAAGCGCGCTGATATCTGTGGTTACAGGTGCCATGACGGGTAGCCTAGCGGTTTGGCTGTCGTCGGAGAAAGGCTGACAGTTTGGAGGCCGCACAAGTCGGTGCTTGGATGCTTGTGCTTATCACGGCCAAGGGTCCATTCGATTACAGCGTCGTCCCGCTGTTTGATGCACCAGACGCAGATCAGTGCCATTTCCATGCGTATCTGATCGACGCGGACATCCAGCGTGAAGGCAATCAAGAGTTATTGTGCATACAGGTGAGCGGACATGTGGCAAGCGTTAATTGGCCCGGCGAGTGATCTGCTTGGCGGCTGGCTGAAATCCAAAGCAGAGACGAAGGCCGCTGAAACACGCGCCAAGGTAGCCAAGGCCGAAGCAGAAGCAGAGGTAATGAAGGTTGCCGCCACCCATGAAGCTGGGTGGGAAAAGATCATGGCCCAGGGTAGCCAAAACTCGTGGAAAGACGAGTGGCTTGTAGGGCTGTTTAGTATCCCGCTAATTCTATCATTCTGCGGTGAGTGGGGCAGAACCATTGTAGCCGAAGGATTCGCCGCTCTTGAGACAATGCCTAACTGGTATCAGTACACATTAGGCGTCATCGTGGCAGCTTCATTTGGCGTGCGTTCTGCCACTAAATTCTTCGGTAAAAAATAGGGTATGACACGGGGTATGACAAAAGCCTATAAGCCACTGAATCTGTTATAATAAATTGGCGTACGGGATGCCAGCTTTTATATAACAAAAACAGTAGCTTAAAGGAATAGTGTCATACTTACAAAGTCACATCGGACGCGAAGGTCTTTTTGGCATATTCGCGTGCTTTCTGACGATAATCAGGGTGAATCTGCGCGTAGTGCTGTTCGGTGATTCTAACCGTTGAATGACCCAGCGCATCTCTGATCTGCTCCATTGGCACACCTTCGATAGCAGCGCCCGCTGCCCACGTTGATCTAAGGTCGTGAAAGCGAAAATCCTGTAGTCCCACACGCTCACAAAGAGCCTTGAACTCGGGATAGATATTCTTCACCGCCTTACCCTTCCTTTCAATGATATGCCCTGTCTTTGAGGCATCAAACGCCTCTCTAAGCCACGGCTCTACCATCCCGGTGATATCACACACCCGCCTCGCTTTGCGCTTCTTGCCATCCGCAGGAGCGTGAAAGTCAATCTGACCTTCCCCCCATTTGATCTGGTGCTTCTGAAGCTCAAGTATCGCAGACTTGCGTGCCGCTGTAGATATTGCGATGCCAACGGCAAGGCGCAGATACAACGGTTGCTGGGGCAACGCCTTCAACAGCGCAGATGTCTCTTCCTTATCAAGCCAGCGTACCCGTGGCGTCTGGTGATACCTGTTTTTTGGTATGTAGGGCACGCCGCGTATCATGCGGCCACGCTCTCTGTCTGCGGCCCAATTCAATGAAGATACAAGCACCGCAAGCTCTCTGCCCACAGTGTTTTCCTTGACCTTCTCAAGCCGTTCTTGTTTCCATTCGAAGACTGCGTTCTCAAAATCTTCGTGATCTAAAGGATTGCAGTCATGTAGCGGCTCAAGTGATCGCAGCAAGGAATAGTGCCGCTCCATAGATACGGCCTTGTTCTTGTAGTACCTGTTGGTGAATTGATGCAAAATTTCACCTACGTTCACATATTCCGGCGTTTGTTGAAGGCTCTTGAAGGTAGCTAAGAACGTGCTTGCAAGCGCCTCATCTGACGTGCCAGTAGAAGCCCATCTTTGCTCCCCGTTTTCCATCCAGTATATGTGCCAGGCGTTTCTGCCTTTCCTGCGTTTAAGCTGGTAGTTGTGCATGTCGTGTCTCCCTCGACTGTTGATAGGGCGTGGGCTGGTATTCTTATTTTTTTACCCACGCGGATGCTGGCAAGATCGCCAGATTCGGCCATCCGCAGGACCGTCTTGGCTGACACCTTCCAACGGTCAGCTAGTTCCTGCGGTGTGTAGAAATCAGTCATAAACTTCATGGTCCTCTAAATAATGAATATCGGCCTTTGTCTGGAAGTGGTACTGACGACTAAGATCATTAATTAGTCTCGTCCTTTCTTTCTTGAGGCGGGTGTTCAACTTAGCGCCGCGCTCTATTTCAAAAGGGTCATTTAGGTATAAGATTTCCCACAAGTTCCTCGCGCCCATGTCAGTAAGGAACAACTTGATCCGCCGCTTTTTCAACGACTTCCATTTTTCTTTGTCGTAAGGCGCAAACATCAGCTTGTTGCCTTGCCAAGCAACTTTGCCAGTAGGCGCTGCCACCAGCTTGCCTCTTGCTTCGGGGCCGCTTTGATCTTCCGCCGTTTATGATACTGCTTCATAGCCTCGCTGTGAGCTTTGCGGCGCTCTTCGGTCCAACGTCTGCCTTCTTTGGTCATTTGCATAATATCCTTCCTGATACAGAGCTTCGTAGACACGGCGGATTACGGGTATCACGGCGTTCTTAGTCTCCTGATCGCACAGACCTATTTGCCAAGTTGATCCCCAATAATTGCTAAAATGGACATCGGTTTCTTTGCCGTTCACTTTGATGACAGCGCGCAGTTCGATGTAGTCCTTTGTCTCAAGGATTGCGGTTGCGTCATCCATCCCGTGCCCTTCTCAACATCTCTTCCCACACGCGCTCGTTCTGATAGTTGTCATGGCAGCATTGCGGCCCGCAGAAGCTTTCCTTGAGGCCATTAGCAACCCCGCCATATCGCCAATCAAACGTGCAGCCACAGTGCTTGCATTTGTCCCGCAGCGGGTCATTTCTGACCGGCCTTGGCTTCTGCTTCTTCGGCACGCTTTAGTAGCTCCATTGCATGTCGCCTCATTTGTTGCGGGGTCATGTCCATCTGCGCGTTCAGATCCCCGATTACCAAAAGCATCCCCTCGTTGTTGACCACGGCCAACAGCGGGTGAGGCTTACTTGAGGAACGGAATCTCGTCATCGTCCGCTGGCTTCTTAGCGGTGACAGGCTTCAGCTTGCCAGCAATCCAGCCGTCGTTCTTCTGATAGCCGTTCAGATAATATTCAGTGCCGCCAACGACGACTTTCCCCGACCAATCCGATTGCCATTCCTCGGTCTTCTCTGACCGCTTGTCGTTGAGGCTGAACGTCATGTCGTCCTTGCCGTGCATCACTTTTGGCTTGTCGTTCATTAGCTGTTTGCTCCTTGCATGATTTGTTTCTGTCGGTTTGAGAAAATCGCTAGTTTTTCATCGGGCATCTGTGAGCCGCCCATATCGTTGAACAGGCGCTTGAGGGCCGTCAGATCGTCCACAGCGGCCACCTGGGCCACCAACGGGTCTTCCTGCGGCTCTACGCTCTCAACGATGGAAGAAAAAGCCCGTGAGGCGGGTTGCAGTCCATCCTCACGGGAGTGGCCCGCATCGTCAGACAGGGAGACTGTTACTGGCGTTGTCACAGCGGGCTTAGGAGGAATCTCTTTCGGTGCGTCATTGAGCAAGCCATTTGACTCGCCATCGTCGTCTGTGTCTTCGACGCCTTTTTCGGTGCCAAACATTGAGGCGAGGGCGTACCGCTTGGCGTAGGTAATCGCACCGCCAATCTTCTGGCTGTTGGTCTTGTCATCGACAAAGATGGGATAGCGAGACATACGAGCTTCACCGCTCTTGTGCATCATCACGGTACGCACGAACATCGTGTCGCCTTCAAAGTCCACCTCTTGCGTAAAGGTAAGGCCATATTTGTTTGCCTCTTTGACATTATTGATGACCGCGCCAATAGATGCGTACTGGCTACGATTGCCCCTCTTATCAGCCTCAAAACCGCCGGTTGCAGCCTGATACTCGCAAAGCGCCTTTGCTAACTCACTCATTCTTCCCTGTTTCCTCTGCCATTATGCGTTTCGCCCCATTGCTAGAAACGCGCACACTGATGCCTGCGCCGGATGCTGTAGAGGCATCGCGCGGTATCATCGACTTGAGTTGTTTGTCTGCCTGCTTGAAGCTGTCAGCCGCGCCCTTCGTTTGCAGCCATGTGTCCGCGTGGCGCTTCCATGCCTTTTGCTGTGCAGGGGCCACGTCCTTCTCCATATCGTATGGCTGGCGCTCTTCGACAGGCACAGGTGGCTCTTCAGAGAAGTCTATGAAAGGCATCTCGCCCTTCTTCACGCCTTCCATGAACGTGCGGCCAAGCTCGACCAGATGGTCTGTGTATGACTGCTTCAGTTCGATGAAATGCGTTGTGGGTGGGTTTGCACCGCGAATGATGGACAGAACACCGCGCTCAATGCGACGGCCTTCTATCTCCCCCAGGATGCGGGCACCCCAATGGAGTTGCGGTGTGTTATATCGCACGATCCTCGGCAGCACGTCAGCCCATTCTTCGCCTTCGACGGGACGGCCAGCGGTCCACTTAGCATCAATGACCACCCTGCCACCTAGGTAGGTCGCGCCATCTAATGTCGCTGCCATCCAAGGCTCGGTAGGGGAGCGCACGACACGCTGATAGCTGTCGATCCTGACTCCGTTCTTCTGTTCGAATGTGTGGAGATTTAGGATTTCGGTACACTGGCCAAACTGTATAGGCCACTTACCTGACAGGTCTTCCGGCTCTAGTTCGCCGGTCTTCTCCTTAAACAGACGGTCTATACGCTTGTAGTCGCCACCAGCTAGGATGTTGATGCAACTACCGCGCAAAGTAGAGCGGCGTTCTGCTAACCGCTCTGGCGTGAGGCGATGCGC